TATGAGCGCGTTGTCGAAAACACAGGTGTGCCTATATGGGTGTATCGAAAACACGCATGCCCCTATACGCACCCGTCGAAAACACGCCTATATGTGTGCGTCGAAAACGCAACTATTTTTACTTTAGTAAACCAATAAAACGAAAAAAAAATTAATAAAAAACTTGACATTTGTATTTGAGCCACCATATATTTGCCGCTCCAAACACAAACACAATTTTACCATGAAAGAAGAAATTAAGGAAAAAGCCCTTTCATTTATTGAAGAGCTTGACGGCGAAGCAAAGGCTGAAATAACAACCTTGCTTAATGAGATTATTCCTTGGATAAAGGACATTCACTCTAAGCCACCAACCACCAAGAATTATTACGGAGATTACATGCGTATCATGTCTTATCATCCGCAGTTCGCAAAAGCTATTGGCCTGGTCTTATTAGCGGGTGGAGCAAACCCCGATGGTGTAAGGTCGGCATATAATATCGTATCATCGTTTTAGTGTTTAGTTGGTTTTGTTTATTGGGTAAAAAATAAGCCCCTCACGTTTGGGGGGCTTATTAAACTTAAAACACAAACACTTAAATTACACACAAATTGAATCGCAAATATAAACCCTTTTAAAAAATAAGTCAAATGGCAAGAAAACCAAAAACATTACCACAAGTGTTGGGCATCGAAGATGAGGATAGAATCCTTGAACAGTGTTTATTGTGGCAAGTCACAGAGGAAGACCTTGGAGATGTACTCAAGAAGGTTATGTGCTCGGACTTCAATTCAAAAGAAATGCTTTTTGCGGCCTTTTGTATAGGCAAGATGCAAAACGCGGATGCGGAGCATCTCCAGGGCATGATGATGTATATGACCATGCGCAAGATGAAGCAATTGATTGATGAACACAAAAACGATGAATAATATGGGCTATCACGATGAATATGCGCTCATGATGTATAATGAGCAAATGGAAAATGCTTTAATGATTATAAAAGAAAAAAAAATGAACGAAACGATTGAGTTTAACGAATTAAAGCTTGCCGAGTTCAAAATCGCTTTTGATGAGGCAAAGAAAAGAAAAGAACACTACTTCATGTTTGATGGAAAAGAGTTCTTTATTGGCTACGCAAAGTATGCCATTGAGTATTTAGAAAATGAGTTTAACGCTAAAAAAGAAAATAATGACTGAGACACCGGAGCTTATGGCAAGAGTGCTTTTAGACAGCGGAATGACAGTATTCTCTTTTGACGCTGAAAAGGCAATTGAAATTTTAAAAAACACAAGGCCGGATATTCCAGGTCGCGAAAAGTTTAACAGCCTTTCTTTTGATGTTTTTTTGGAGATGATGCGAATTGAAATTCAAAATAAATAAAAACTAAATGTTAGAATCTTTTTGTTAAAAGCTTTTATCATTTAGCAAACAGAGCGTATCATTGCAAACCACAAACAGCTTAAAACCACACAAAATGTTTAAAATCTATATTACAAACATGCGCACTGGCGATGTTGTAGAGTTCAAGTACAAGAGCAAAAAAACAGCAACCTATAATTTTATTGAGTCTTGCAATCAGCTTAAATACAAGCATACAGAAGTAAGACAACTTGGGCTTATGGTTGCCGGTGGTATAGACCACGATTTCAGACTTGAGTTAGTAGAGGTAAAATAATTTAAAACTTAAAAACATGCACAGAGTACACATCTTTCGCGGTGGCGATGTAGTCACCCACGAGTTTAAAGACCCTAAAGAAGCAGTTCGCTTCTATTATCTTTCTCACATTAATCCGAGTGAAAAAACGCACATTGAGCTTATTCCTTATGGCTATGAGTTTTGGGACTTCTTCCCGCCAAAGGTTCTTTCTTTTGAGGGCGCTTTTGTAAATGAGACATTCGTAGGCTCATGCAAGATTGAAAGAGAGACCGGAGCAATTGAAACCATTGAGGGCGTGTTCCCAATTTGCGAACTTGACTTTTCCAAGTTTAGCATTCAAAAACTAAGTGATAGCGCAAAGCAAGCCATTACCGGACTTTTGTTGTCGGGTGCAAGAGAGATAGGAAGAAACGACAACACGTGTCAAACCTTCCTTTTGTATGGCGAGCACATGATAGCTGTTGATGACCTTGGTAACCTTATGGTTTCACAAAAAATGTCCACCTGGAATGAATCAATTGATGAAGTATTGTATGACTACCAAATCTATAACCAACATGACGAAATCGAGCAAGACTAAAACAAAGGGCGAAGCCAACGACCTCGCCCTAAGCATTGAACCACCTTTTAGTGAGAACAACAACAACAAGAGCAAAGATATGCCCCTCTTTGGTGATTGCATTCATAAATTTAGCGACATAGAGATAAAGTTTATTCTTACTCACTTTAACAAGGGCAACATCCTCGGAAGACACATTAATCGTGGAGACCTTCGTGAAATAGAACAAGCCTTTGTACTAAAAGTAGTGAGGGGAATAGTTGTGGCAGAGTATGGCTCACTTTTAAAAAACATCATCGAAATCAAATTAGTAAACTCAATTAATCAAATCTAATGAATACATTACAGCAAACAAGAGGTTACGAAACCTTTAGTAAAGGTCTTGTAAAACAAACCGCCGAATCACTTTTAAAAGAATCGAGCGAAGGAAACATTGACACACTTTCGGCACTTGCTCACCTTGAGTTTATGAGCCAAGTCATTGAAATGGCAAAGGAGCAACTACGCGCTAAGGCCGTCGATGAACTTGATGCCTATGGCTTAGAGGCAAAAACAGGTGTGGTTAAGCACGGAGTTACCTTCAAACAAAAAGAAGCCGGAGTTAGGTATAATTACGAAAAAACAGAGCTTTGGAATGAGATGAAGGCCGAGGAGGATAAGTTGTCGGCAAGTAGAAAGGAACTCGAGGAAAGGCTCAAGACCTTAAAAGAAAAGCAAACTATTTTGAATGAGCACACCGGTGAACTTATTGAATGCTTTCCTCCAATCAAGACTTCTAAGACCACTGTGGAAATTAGCCTTTCAAGATAATTTGAAAATTAGTATCTTTATATTTTAAACAACAACAACATGAATCAGATTGAAAAAGCAGCAGCATTTGACATTGAGCGTGTAAAGAATTATCTAAGGAGCATGAACCTTGCTCAAAATCTTACGCAAGCTGAGGTAACTCAGTTTATCGAGATAGCACAGGGATTTGGCCTTAATCCATTCAAGCGCGAAATCTATGCAAGCAAATATGGGAACAACTTTAGTGTGATTGTGGGATATGAAACCTACATCAAGCGCGCCGAGCGTAGCGGTCGTCTTGCCGGATGGAATGTAACGACTGAGGGTGGTATTGACGATGGTAGCTTAAAAGCAATCATTACCATTCACCGCAATGACTTTACCCATCCTTTTGTGCATGAGGTTTTTTATGTAGAGTATGTGCAAAGAACTAAAGAAGGTCGTCCGACTAAGTTTTGGTCAGATAAGCCTTATACCATGATTAAAAAGGTGGCAATGGCTCAAGGTTTCAGACTTTGCTTTAGTGATGAGCTTGGTGGCATGCCCTATACCGCCGACGAGCTTCCAGAGCAAGTAGGCCAAAATCAAATTTCAATTGACGTAGTTGACCTAACTTCGGTTAAGCAAGAGATTGACAATTGTGCTGAAATGGATTGCCTTGCCGACATTTGGAAGAACAACCCAGGTCTTCACTCTAATGAAGAGTTTAAAAACCTTGTAAAGGCTAAAAAGGAACAAATTGCATCAAACCCCAAAAAAGATGATTACCAAAAAACGGTAATCACAATGATTGAAGAAGCTCAATCGGCAGAAGAGGTTGTTGGTCTTTTAAAAGATGAAACAGACCCAATTTTATTGGAGGTTGGAATGAAACAAATTGAACTATTTAACGACGAAAACCAATCATTATGAATAACCAAGTAGAAACCACCGTCGAGGTAAAAGTTGCCTCCGGCATTGACAAAGAAACCAAGAAAGCGCTTAAATCTGACATCAGAAAAAAGTATGGTTCTATGCAAAACTTTTGCAAAATAGCAAGCATTTCTTACTCAAAACTCAACATGTTTTTTGCAGGAAGGCTTAAAAAAAACACGGAAGAATTGTTTTATGGTTTGGTTGCAGGTTTGGTTAACCAAATGCTTAACCAAATGGTTAACCAAATCATGACCGAAGAAGAGCGTAAAAACATCAGAGGAATCATATTTTCTAAGTTTAAAAACGTGCGAACTTTTTGTCTTGACCATGATGAGTTTAGCATCACGTTTGTGTCCAAAATAGTAAATGGGCAACGTAGAAAGAAGGATAAAAAGTACGAGCGTTTTCTTGAAGTAATCTCACAATAACCTATAAATGAGCAAATTAAAATCAAAACAAGATTCATTTCAATTCGTTCCAAGCGATTGGATGGGCGATAGATTATTGCGCCTTTGCTCGCCGGAAACGAGGGGTCTTTGGATTGATATTTTATGTCTCATGCACATGAGTGACGAGCGAGGATACCTCACCATAAAGGGAGAAATTTTGGACGAAAAAACGATTCAAAAGACGCTTGGTTTCCCTTCCAAAAAATTTCACTTTTGCTTCCAAGAATTAACACGTTTTGAAATCATCAAAAAAGACGAGCGAGGAAGGTTCTTTTGTAAGAGAATGGTTGATAATGAAGCCATTAGCAAGAAAAGAAGAGCTTCCGGCAAGCTCGGCGGCAACCCGAAATTAAAGATTTTGGTTAACCAAGTGGTTAAGCAAGTGGTTAACCAAAACGTCAAGCAAAACGATTTTGATGAAAAAAATGCCCCTATATATATATATAATAATATAGATAATACTAAGAGTATAGATATAGGTTATAATAATCAAATACCTTTATTCGTAGATAAAGAAAGAAAAGATGAAAAGAAAGAAAGGAAAAGTGAAATCACAATCACTCACCCGCTTCAAGTTTACATTCGAGATAACTTCCCGCAAGTATCAAGATTGAAAAAACAAATGTCCGCTGAGGAATGTGAAAAGCTACTTACCAAGTTTACGAACGAGCAAATAGCCGACACACTTCTCGCGATGGAGAACTTCAAACAACTCACAAGCAAGTACGTTAGCGTGTACCTCACTCTCAACAACTGGCTAAACAGAAAACCAAATGAATCAACTACCCGAACAAACACAAACAATCGAGGAGCGAATTACGAAGATGCGCTTCGGAACTTTTAACGGAAGAGAAATCGTCTTGGCAGCTCATCAAAACCGAATTTGCGATTTAAGCGATTTAGAGCCACTCAAACAGGCACTAAGGTATGTTATGACCTTAATCGGGATTAAAGCTGAAAATATGCCCTCAGAATCGCAAAAAATGGTATTGTTTGATTTCGTGAAGAGTGAACTTGGATTTTTTTCGCCGGAAGAGTTTAGAATTGCATTTAAACTTGCGGCAGCAAAAAAGCTAAATTGTGAGGTTGACCATTGGCAAAACTTTAGTGCCGCCTATGTTGGTCGAATCATGGACGCTTATAACACCTACAAAGCAAATGCAATGAGAGAGTACAAGTCGCAACTTGAGCAAAAACCTGTTGACTTGGAGATGACAGAACAAGAAAAGAGTTTGATTTTCTATGAGTTTGTTGAAACTTACGTGGTAACAAAGTTTGAGCTTTATAGGGACACCGGTGTGTTGCAAGGAACTCTTAGTGGATTCGGTGCGGTATTCTCGGCTCTTGAGGAAAAGCTAAAGCTAATCCAAATGACTCTTGATGATAAAAAGCGCATTTATGAGATGGCTAAATCAATACACCAACAAAAAAATCAATCAAGAAAAGCCACAAGCAAAGATGACGCTAAGAGCATTCGATTGCTTGCTGAAAAAGTGCTCAAAGATGGCTACGAGAACGTCTTTGAGGGTGAAATTAAGAAGATGTGCTATGAGATGTGTGTGAAAACTTTTTACGACGACTTAATTAAAAATAAGCGAGATTTACGCCAAATTATTGAACAATTTAAACAAGAACAGTATGAATGAAATGGTAAACTATCCGGCGGCGGTTATGTTCATCCTAAAGAACATGTACTTCAATGAATGCACATTTGAACCCGAGTTGGATGAGAATGGAGAACATGCAAAAGACGATAAAGGTCGCGGAATCCAAAAGGCAAAGCATGAAAGTGGAAAAACATTCAAGCAATGGTGTGAGCACCATCAATTGATTGTAAGCGAAAGCACCATCATCAATCCAAACGCCAAGCCGCTCAAGATTGTAAAACCGCAATTCAATAAGTAACTAAAAAAAACAACAACAACAATGAGATGTCTTGGTATTATCCTTATGTGGGTAGTCGTTTTGACTTACCTTGGATGCAAAAGTGAGCCGCAAGGTTATGGAGAAGACGAAGGGTGCAATTGTGGTACTGTTTGCGAATACGGAATAGACGCGGCCTATAATTGCCATTGGCTTTTAGTAGAGAACGACTGCTCCGGTGCTACAAAACGCTTTTGTGTAGACCTACTTATTTGGAACTCATATAGCGTAGGAGACAGAATTTGTATTAACGACGAATCACCTTGGTAATGGAGAAATATCAATACACCCTTCTATTAATCGGCATAGTGATTATGATTTTAGTCATTGATGCTATCAGAGACGTAATCAAACAAGTAAATAAAAGTAAGTAAAATGAACAAAGCAATTTTATCGGGTAACGTAGGAGCAGACCCACAATTCAAGTCAACAGAAAAAACTAACATCTGCAATTTCCGAATCGCAGTAAACGACAAATTCAAGAAGGATGCTCCACCGCAGTGGTTCACTGTTACAGCATTCGGAAAGTCTGCTGATTTTGTAAACACATACATCAAGAAAGGCACAAAAGTCCTGGTTGAAGGTAAAATCCAAATGGAGGAATATACCGACAAGGAAAAGCAAAAGCGTCTTTTTGTTTCAATCATCAGCGACAACATTGAGATTTTGTCATCAGCAGGTGGTGGAAACGCTCCAGTAAAGAATGACCTTTTGGACGAGCCGTCCGTAGACCTTCCTTTCTAATCATTAAAAAACAACAACAATGAAAAAAATCTTAGTTATATTTTTTGCATTAGGTCTTTTCTCTTGCAAAAAAGAAAATCTCAAAGAAGACTCAAGCACAGACTCAACGCCAACACCATGCACGATTAAGCTTGTGGTTGGATTTAGTCCAATAGCAACTCTTAACTATTGTCAATTCACATATACCGACATTGATGGGAACTTCTATCAATATCGAAACGAGATGGATGGTCAAGTTGAAAATGTTGATTTTAGCAAGCCGTTTAAAGTTACCGCCTCATCCGGAATTACTTTTTACGACCCTGTTAATGGGCCTTTATACGATGACCAACTTGCCGATTATCAATTAAAGAAAGACGGCGTTGTCATTGATGCGCAAAGCGTTGTAACATACGTTTATGAGAATTAAGAATTAGTATCTTTCATTTGAAAAGCACATTAGTTTAAATGGAAAAACGGCGTTAATCGCTGATGCGAGTTCGACTCCCGCATGTGCTTCTAAAAATTAGTTTATGAAATTAAAAGAAAAAATAGCAATGATTTGGGTTATCCCAATTATAAGCGTGGTCTTGATTGTGGTTTTTATTTTTGTAGTTCTTTTCTTTGGATTGGCCTTTTTGCTTGAAAAAAGCGGAACACTTGGAGCGATTGATAGGGTTTTATATGTGGTTCGTTTGAACATCATTGGAAATCGACTGAAAAAACTTCAAAAAGAAGATGAAAAGTTGCATACTTTTGATTTAGAGAAAATGAAAAACAATGAAGACTCCTCTTCAACTCTTGATTGAAAGCGTCAATGACCACAAGGAGCAAGGATGCTTATTTCAGTTGAGAAACATAAAAAATGTGATTGACGAGCTTCTTTTAGAGGAGAGGAAGCAGATTGAGGATGCTTTTTTACACGGAAAACGAGATGGACTTTTGAACGTACACCAAAAACCCGAGAGTTTTTTTAATTCGAGATATAACCAATGAAGACAGCATTGCAAACTTTTTTAGATATAGCCGGCAACAAATTGGATTGTCGAGTAATGGAAAGAGTGAAAGAATTGCTTGAATTTGAGAAATCGTGTGTTACCGGAGCTTATGATGCCGGTGTAGTAACCGCTCAAAAGGATTTAAAAATAGAAGCCGTGGAATACTTTAAACGATTTTATTCCGACCCAAATGAAAACTCCTATGCAAGAATTGATATGCACCTTAGCGGCGAACCAGGACTCGTCAGCAAACGAAAGAGAAAAAGAATATCTTAATAATCTAATTGATTTGGCTATCGAACTCCAAAGAGACGAGAAGCAAACAATAATCAAGGCTTTTAATGAAGGTCAAAGACGCGGTATGTTTGATGCGGGAATACCGATAGATGCGGGTGCAATTTATTATAACAAAACATTTGTAAATCCAAACAATAAGTAATATGAGACACGTAAAAAGAACAGCGGTTAGAGAGCTAATTGATAAGCTCAATTCGGCAAAAACGGTGGAAAAAGCTCAAGAAGTTTTCTATGATGCTCTTGAGTTAGAAAGACAACTTATGGCAATGGCTTATGACGATGCTCGCATTGATATGGCCGCCGGAATCACAATGGACGGATTTCAATACTATGAGGTGACGTTCGACAACGAATAAAAGTTATATTTTTTCTTGACTTTTATTCCAAAAAGAAATACTATTGCACTTCAAAACACTTACACATGATAAAAAACATCGAAGATTTAAGGCAACAACGCATTTTGCTTTTATACGAATCTACTGAGGCAAAAACGCAATTTGTAAAGCAGTCTATTCAAAAAAGGCTAAAGACAATAAACGCAAAGCTTTATAAGGAAACTAAAAATGCAATATATTTATGACGCACGGCTCTTTGTTTTCGGGGATTGGAGGCTTTGATTTGGCTGCGGAGTGGATGGGTTGGGAAAATAAATTTCATTGCGAGTGGAATCCTTTCGGTCAAAAAGTATTAAAGTACTATTGGCCTAACTCTGAGTCATTCGACGACATAACAAAAACAGATTTTTCAAAGTATTATGGAACAATTGACCTTATTTCCGGTGGATTCCCCTGTCAGCCATACAGCACAGCTGGAGACAGAAAAGGAAAAGAAGATGAACGCCATTTATGGCCCGAGATGTGTCGCGCAATTAGAGAGGTTGCCCCGCGCTACGTTGTGGGAGAAAATGTTCGCGGGCTTACTAATTGGAACGGCGGAATGGTATTCGACGAAGTGTGTTCTGACTTGGAAAATCTTGGGTATCAAGTCTCGCCCTATATTATTCCTGCGTGCGCGACAGATGCCCCTCACAAGCGTGAAAGAATTTGGTTTATTGCCCACTCCAAGAGTAGGTGGAGAGGGGAACAGCAACAAGAGAATAGAGGAGGGCAGGATAGACGACTTGACAACAATGGCAAGGTTTGCAATGCTTCCAACCCCGAACGCATTCGACTGGAATACTGCGAGGAATCCGGAAACATACAAGGCCGCTCAAGCGAGACATTTAAAGAACGGGCAGACATTACAGAATCCGCTAAAGCAAATGGCTGTTATGGGCATGCTTCCAACACCGGCAACCAGGGACTACAAGGGGACAAACTCTTGGAATCACTTGAACGGAAAGAACGGGAACACAATGAATCACATTCAGCAGCTTCCCAATTTTATAAAATGCCAAACTGGGAGCAATTCCCAACTCAATCCCCGATTTGTGGCGGAGATGATGGGCTTCCCTCCAAATTGGACGGAATTGCCTTTTCTAAATGGAGAAACGAATCAATAAAGGGTTATGGAAACGCGGTATGCCCGCAGGTTGTTTTACGCATTTTTAAAGCAATAGAGCAATATGAATTACTATACAACACTTGAGTTTATACTTGATACGTTCCCAAAAGGCACATTTACAATAGTTGAAGGGTTTGACAGTGCCGTAATTGGGCTTGAGGAGTATAGCTTAAGATTAATTTATTCTTCAAGTAAATGCATTGAGATATTGGTTGATGATGGGATGGAACTAAACGATGCAATTGATTATTTTGAATACAATTTAAAGAACATGTATTTGGGAGAAAAGACTCCAATATGGTGTGACGATTACTTTAATATATAAATCTATGAAAGAAGAAACAGCAGTCATGTGGCTTCAAAAGCTACTTGAAAATCAGCCTTATTTGTATAAAAGAGATTTTGAAAAGGCTTTACAGATGGAGCGTGAGCAGATAATTAAAGCATTTTGCGAAGGATATGACCACGATGGCGATAACTATGATAAAGCTGAAATAAGTTACTACAACGAAACATACAAAGGAGGTGAGCAATGAGTAAAATGACAGCGGTTCAATTTCTGATTGAAGAAATCCAAAGATTGCCTTTAGAAAAGCGTGTGGAAAAACAGCACTTGTATATGCACGCGCTAAAGATTGAGCGCGAACAGATTGAAGCAGCTTACATTCACAAAAGATGTCTGAATGACCAAACAGTAGAATGTGCTGCAAACGCTATTGAAGGTGCTGAGAAGTATTATATGAACACTTACAAAAGAAAAGACTAATGAGTGAGCAATTTACAACATCATTGGTTGAGTGTGATATATGTACACACAATTGGGTTGCCGTTAGACCTATTGAAACATTAGAACTTGAATGTCCAAATTGTCATAATATGATATCACCTTCCTGACATCAGGAAAACGATAGTCACCTAAAAAGATAGATATGAAGTTAGAGAAAGCGATAGAAATACTTGAGAAAAATCAACTTTGGAGAATCGGTGAGTATGATGACTATTATTACGAGCCGCAGACGCTATACAAAGCGATTGATGTTGTCTTGCGCGAAGTAAAGAAAAGCCTCAAGCTAAAAGACCCAAGTGAGATAGCAAGCCAAATCAAAGAGATAAGGATTGGCCGCAATTACACGCAAGCTTGGGTAGCAGAACAAATGGGTGTTACCCAGGGTGAATACTCAAAGATTGAGAACGTAAAACGCAAAAAGTTTAGCATTCAAACGCTAAACAGATTATCAGACATACTGGAAGTACCAATAAATCAATTTGCAGAATGATAGACAGAAAAGAAATACTCAAGTGGGCAGAATCAAGAGAGCTGCTTAAATCAGAGAACGCAAAAGCTCAAACAATCAAATTAATGGAAGAGGTAGGTGAGCTTTCCGGCGCAATACTAAAGAACAAGCCAACCGAGCAAATAGATGCCATTGGAGACATTCAAGTGGTTTTGATTATCTTAGCAAAACAACTCGGAATCGACTACGATGCCGCTCTTGAGTCAGCTTACGACACAATCAAGGGTAGAACGGGAAAAACGGTCGGTGGGAGCTTTATAAAAGACTAACATGGCTAAATGCAAAATCACAAGAGCAACCGCTAAAGGCAAAGCTTGGAAAGCAGAGTGCTCGGTCAATGGAGATAAACGAATCATCCAAGGTGGACAAGATACCCAACGTGGCAAGTGGGGAACACAAGGCGGCAAAACCAAAGCACAGGTAAAGTCATTCCTCGCTCGTCACGGAGAGCCTAAGACAGCTAAGCAAAAGATTAATGAAATAAATTGGAAAAAGGGTAGTCAGATAGGAAAGACAATCACCCTCGCTAACAAGTATTTCAAGAAGAAATGAAGCACGAAGAAAGCGATATTCAACAGAAGTGCGTGGAATGGTTTAAGTACAGCTTTCCAAAACACGTTATCGCTTCTTTTCCAAACGGAGCATTTCTTGGCGGCACACCTGTTCAAAGGGCGAGAAGATGGAACATACTCAAACGAGAAGGAGCGATGCTCGGCATACCTGACCTAATAATCTGTATGCCATCAGGGGCTTATCACGGTCTTTTCATCGAGATGAAGACATCTAAAGGCAAGCTATCAGAAAATCAAATAGCCTGTCACGCTCAACTTGAAAGTGCTGGTTACTGCGTAAAGGTTTGCCGCTCATTTGATGATTTTATGAATGCAGTTAACACCTATTTAGAATACTAAAACAACAACAATGAGAACAGCAATGCAGCAATTTATCGCTCGGATTAAAGACGCACAGGATTCTTGCCAAGCACCAACAATGAAAGTAGTTTTTAAAGTGGCTCTTGATGAAGCCGAAGCACTACTGTCACAGGAAAGCCAACAAATCAGACTTGCATACATAGAAGGGCAAGAGGATAAGATAAAGGGAAAAATACAAACGTCAAGCGAATACTTTAACACTGTTTATAATTACGACAAACTTAAAATCCAAGAAGATGCTAAAGAACTTTGAAAAAATCACAATTGAATTAACTCCGGTTGAACTTGAGTACGTTGAATTTCTCGGTCAATGGTTTATGACTAACCAAGGCAAGAAAAACACTCTTAAAAACTCAGACATAGCAAAGCTAATCAATCGAATGTTTGGTAAAAACATTACTGAGCCAAGAGTAAGAAAGGTGGTGCAATTCCTTCGCACAAACGGTCTACCAAGCCTAATCGCCACAAGCAACGGGTATTTCTATTCGGACGATATATCGGAAATAGAAGCTTGGGTTATTAGCCTAAAGCAACGTGAAGCCGCCATACGAGAGATAAGAGAAAAGGCCGAGCGACAAGTTGAGGTTTTACGCTTTAAAAAGTATGCTCGTAATCAGATGGAAATCTTTTAAGAATTGATTTTCTTATCAATCCAAGCCAAAGCAACGTGAGACAAGGAAGCTCCTGGGATAAAATACCACCAGGAGCTTTTTGTATGAATATATAGCACAACAAAGCAAGCCGTGAATACGTAGACATTCATACAATATATGCAATTCCCCAATGGTTTTGCAAGCGACTTAAAGGGACTTTTTTCAATTGCCTTGAGTGCGTTTTGCCAAAACCCGAAGATTTGTTTCGGGCTAATGAGATAATCAATAAAGATTGTCATCAAAGCTCCGGCAATAGACGCGAATGCAACCATGTAAACCTCTTGAAGCATAGTTGTGGACGATAAGAACGCCGTTAGTATTGCTCCAACACATATTCCTGAGAATATGGATATAGTTACTTCTAACTTTTTCATATTAGCAAATAGGAGTGATTCCGTTTACTTCAAAACAGCAAGCACCATCAGCACTTGTCAAATAAGGTACAGCACTTCCCTGTGGAGTCTTGATTTTAATCGTTGTAGTGCTATTCTCATTGAAGCCAAACTCCATTTCAATAGGGTCGCCAACTTCAAACTCTATCATATTAACGCTGAAGCCGCCATTAGATGTGATTTCAAACGTGTAAAATCCATCATAAGGAGCTGTGATTCCAAAAGAAATTGTATCACCTCCGATATAACAACCTAAATTTTTAGTGCATCCGCAGTTCATTGTCTTTGCTTTAGATTACAAATATAATTAGCACCCTGCATTAAAGCACGGATTTTCACAATAATACTCAAGAGCCATATCAACATCTGCCACTAAATTAAAGTCATGAGCCACAAAAATTAGGTTTTTGTCGAAAGGCTTTCCTTGCTTCGATTCTTCAAAAAGAACCGCGATAGAATCAACTTGAGAAGATATAGGGTCAATAGAAGCACTTGCAAAAGTTGATGAGTTTGGTAAATCGGCGTTCATTAGAACATATCGTATTTGGCTTTCCAAAGCATACGGGTCGGCATTCTTCATGCAAGCAACAACGCGCATTTGATACTCAACGCGCACAAAATTTTGCATTCCGGTAAACTTTTTTTGAGAAGAATCGCCATAGCTTATCTCTCCCGTTGAACGATGTCTAATGTAAAAATAAGCATCGTCGTAATCGTTTAATCCGGCAAACCTATACTCGTTTACATTGGTTTCTTGTATTAAAACGCGACCCTCATCATCTAAACGCGCTATTGCTATTCCCTTTTTGAAAGGAATGGCCTTCATTAAGTCCGATGCGAGGCAATTGATAATCTCTTTCATTACGTTAAAGCTTGGTCAATTAAGTATTCTAAACTATACTCTACAAGGTCTTTCATTAAGGCAAATTCTTCTCCATTAGGAACAAGCATGGTGTCTTTTCTCCGAGCTTCTTCAACTCCAAGTTTTACGTTGTAGTTGAAGTCACTATCGACGATAAGTGATACCGTACCATTTTCAACAACGGTCTTAACGGTTCTCCAAAGTGATGGCGGCTTTGAATGCTCATCGGCAAATGAGTCGCCTTGATAAAAAAGGTCAACATAACCAACTTGCCTTCCTCTTTTCTTTCTAATTTCTATCCACTCTTGCCATTTATAGCCTCTTTTCTTTCCTCCAGTAGATACACCCTTTACAAAAACCCTTTCTTTTATTCTTTGCTCCATTGCTTGCATGGGGTAAAAAAGGAACTTGTCCTTTTTCTTCTCAAGGGTATTGTTCAAAGAGCGAATCTTTGTCTTGAGTTGGTCTATGGTTAAAGGAGCACTCATTTATTTCTAATCGTTTTAATCAAGTAAGCTATTGAAGCTATTGCTAAAAATAAGGCAAAACAGAATATGGCAATCCATCGGATGGCATTTTTAGTCTCGTCAACCTGCTCAATAGCCTTTTCTTTGATGATTTCAAGAACCTTCTCAACGCGAACGGTATCCGGCGGGCAAGTTGTCTCTACGAATACGGAATCACCAGGCAAGAACATTAATTCCGTGCGAATATCGGTTTGATGGTCGTGAATAATTAGAGTATCAAGCCTTTTGTATTGAACGAGAGTATCAAACGTGCGAGTTTGAGTCACAATTACGGTGTCTTTGTAATAAGTTTGAATCTCCCGTTCCACGGGAAACCTTCTATCACAGGCCTCTTTTGTTATGCAACTATTGAGGAATAGTAGAATTGCTATTGTTTGTATCGTTAGGTAAACTCTCATTTTTATATGTATCAACTTTTTTGTTTATCCATTGGGCGAAATCCTTCTTAATATATCCAAGCAAAGATAGATTCTTAATCAATGAAAGCATATTAACGAGTACAATTGGCACAAAGATTCCTTCGTTAAGCCAACCTAAGAAAACACTACCCTTAGCAAGATTATTAGCAAACATCAAAAGACCAACGTGAGAAAGTAATTTCCAAAAGATTGAGGCCGCTTTTCTTGTATCAAAAGCACCTCTCTTCCAAGCAACCACTAATCCCGTAATATGGTCGGCGGCAATAAGAGCAAGTAGGGCGAATAATGAAGCGGCGGGCGAAAATATCCAATCTTCCACAAAACCCGTGAAAGCACCAACCGAAAATCCACCTACTATGGTTATCAATAGAACATGTTTTTTGAAATTCAAGCATAAAACTTCTATTGCAATGGATTTCATGTCATCTTGCAACGTATGAGATATATACGACTTGAAATTCAAAAATGTTCCTACTTTGGGCGTGATGTTGGTCGTGGTCGTGGTCTACTATTCATTGGACGTGCGGCAGGACGTGATGGCTTTCCGCATGCTCCACAAGCTTTAATGTTGTCGTTCATCTTGATTTTTTATTTTATTGGTTTATATTTGTTCTATTCTCATCATAGAATAGGGTTAAAGTTTCACATTGCCTCACTAACGAGTGGGGCTTTGTTTTATATATATTTGCCAAGAATATAATAAGCAAAATTCGGCTGAGACTTTATGTCCAACATACCCCGCTAATAAGTGGGGTTTTGTTTTATGGGTTTCCGTAAACATATCTTGATTGATTACATATTACGCAGATGTCGTCAATTCGTTTCATTAATTCCGGCAATTGATTAACCACAAGCTTCATGTGATTGTTGTATTGACTCGTAAACTCTTCATACAAAAAGTTTATCTTCTCATTATCAAGCAATGTCACGCTATTCAATCGGTCGGTAGCCTTAGCCTCTTTTACAATCTCAAGACCAGCTTTATAAAGAATCGGGAAGCGCAAGTGTTGGGATATGATGCAAATTAGCTCATCTATACGGCACTCGGCGTTTACTTGAGCCTTGATGCCAAATGAGTTATTGCCAACACCACTTCCGCTCCATCCATTAGCAAGCATGTATTGTGATGACTTAGAAGAACAAGAACAACCGCTTTTTACATCGGTATCGGCGGGATTGATAGCCGTATTGTCCATAACGATATAAATCTCTCTTGTGGATGACATGTAATTAGCGTAAACAGAAGCCTCGCCATTTGCATCGGTGGTAAATGGATAGCTTGTGCTATTTAATCCATCCACAATAGTTACGACATGAGGGAAATTTGCTTGTTGGATACGAATCTTAATTTCCCCAACATGCAAACGCATCATGCGAGTGTTTTTTGTGGTAATCTTCACGCCCCTATCAAGAGCCGCCGGATTAAGGTAGTTAGCGTTAAAATCTCCAACCAATAGTTCGTCAATAATGCTATTAATCCTAAAATAAGGCAACATAAAGCCGCTAAGCT